ATGTGCTCGCTGTAGGTTACGCGACGATGCGCAGGGTCCGCTCGGCGCGGGTGCCGTGCTTCCACTGATTCTCACTGCCATTGCAGCTGCGGCACAGGAGCCGGAGCTTCACTCCCGTGCGGTATTCCCTGAGGTATCGGTACCAGCGCGTTTCGGTGTTGTAGGTTTTCTGCACCCACGTGCAGCCGTTCACGTGGTCGACTTCGAGTGAAGCAAAGCGTCGGATGCCACACAGAGCGCACCGGCCGCCGAGTAGGTGCTTCAAGCCGAGACGGATAGCGCGCAGCCGCGCTCTGCGCCTATTGGTCGTCTTCGGGGTCATCGCTCGACTCTCCCGTGGGCTCGTCACACTCGTACCATCGAGCGGTGTCATCCTCGTTGCTGTATTCGTTCCACTGGCCACCGTAAGCCTCGCAATACTCGCGGGCATCCTCGATGGTGACGGGCGGGAGAGCATTTACGTCCGGTGCAGGCACGGGAATGACGTGCAGCAAGGCAGCCAGGAGGCTAGCGCGCATTGGAGTAAGCCTCGTCAATCGCGGCGTCGAGGGAGTCGATAATCCGGTTCACCTCGTGCGCGTTCAACGGGTTGGGCCGCAAGGTGAAGAGTCGAGCGGTCTGACGTGGGAGGCGAGGGACGTTGAACTCGGTGTAACCATCGAACGGCGTGGTCATCGGGACTGGGGTCTTGCGCTTCATGGTGTGTTCTCCTGTGATGGCCAAATGGCCTGGGACCGGTTGGGCCGGTCAAGCCGTGGTCAGCCAGCGCAGCGGTTGCAATCGCACATGTGAGCGTGGGGCGCGTTCGCCTGACGCTCGTGCATGAAGTCGCGCAGTGCCTTGACCTTCTCGCGCGCTTCGACCTTCCACGAGGGGTCAGTGCGGTAGAGCATGTCGATGATGTCGCGCAGCTCGGTCACGGCGTACAGCGTTTCGTTGTCGGTCAGCATGGGCTCTCCTGTGGGTGTGGCATGGGACGGGCGATGCGCTCACCCGTCAGAGCGTGCTACCGAGCGTTGACCACGGTCACAGCGGGCTTGCGGACCTTGGGGGGAATCGCCTCGACTTCCGCATGGGCGCCGGTATCGGTGTCACTGTCGCTGGTGTCCGCGCTGCTCTCGTCGCGGTACGGATTGACACGCTCGGCCCAGGACTCGGCCGAGGTCTTGGCAGCCAGCAGGGCCTTGAGGACAGCGGCCGGCGCCTTGGCCGCAATGGCCTGGTCATACGCCTTGCGCGCCTTGCTGCGGATGGGGAGAACGGTGTTGCCGTAGGTCTCAGCGTCCATGTGGGTGCTCCTGTGTGCCCGGGATTGGGCTGGGACCAGGCTCCGGCCTGGTCAGCGGGCTAGCGGGGGATGGACAGGCAGACCAGCCAACGGCAGACGCGCACGATGATGCCGCGGCCCTTACGGTCCAGGGTGAACACGGGGATGTAGCGGCGAATGTGAGCGTAAGGGGTGTGGGTCAGGTGCAGGGTCACGAGCTTCATGGGCAAGCCTCCGAGGGGCGACCGACGGGTCGCCGACGCCGCGACCAGCTGCAGACTCGGTGCCAACCGAAATTCCCGAGCAATAATCAATTCTCGGACTCTCAGTGTGCGTAAATCATAAACACCGAATTAAATATGAGATTGATACTAATTGTGTGCGTAAATTCACTTGCAGTGTGCGTAATTCATTTCGACATTAGCGTAACTTATTACGCACACTCTGAGTGTGTTCGACGGGCATCGAACTGTAACAGGTCAGGGCTCGGGCCCGTTACAGCCAAGGTCCCGTAATCATTGAGAGAGTAACAGGTGTAACAGGTGCGACCCCTGTTTAAAGTCGCTAGGATTTTCCAAGCACAGGACTGACCTTTACACCTGTTACACCTGTTACACCTGTTACTATCCCAATGATAACAAGGGCTTAGACGTAACAGGTGGCGTAACACGTGTAACACGTCTAGCCTAATACCTGAGCCCATTAATCAATTCGGAATGGGGTTGCTGGCCACCTGAGGGCTCGGGGAACACCCACCCCCCATGCGCAGGAACGTGCGAAGAGGGGTGGGACCCCCCGAAGTGAATTTTGAAATATGGGGTGTGGGTGTACTATGCGCAAAATGTTCCGAGTAGAAGTTCTATCCCACATAGGACCACATGCCTCGACGCAAACTTCCCGCTCCCGCTACGCCTGACTCCACCGAGTTGATGCGGTCCCGGCTCGAACAGGAATTCAATACTGCTATCGAGCTGTATGGGGACCCCAGACTCAAGCTGCTGGACCTGGCCGACAAGGCCGAGCGAGAGGAGGACATCGCTACAGCCGCTAGATGCCTCAGTGAGGTGGCCCAGTATGTGGCTCCCAAGCTGCGTGCTATGGAGGTACAGGCCAACGTCACGTCAACGCAGGTGGTCTTCAACATCGACCTCTCTGCCGACGAGGAGGAGACCACCGTAGATGCCGAACCCATCAAGCGAGATTAGGTACCGTGCTACGCGGACTCTGGCTCGGTTTCATAAGTCTGATGCTTTTGTACGCTGTTGCATTGGGCCTTACGGCTCTGGGAAGTCTTCTGCTTGCTCAGTGGAGGCGTTCGCGAGGGCCCAGAAGCAAGCTCCAGGTCCTGACGGGGTCCGCCGAACCCGTGGCGTCATCATCCGAAACACCTACCGAGAGCTTGAGGATACTACCCGGCGGACGTTCGAAGACTGGATACCCCGAGGGTTGGAGGCCAAATGGCACGAAGCCTCCAACTCGGTGACCATCCGGTTCAACGATGTGGAGATGGAGATTCTCTTCCGTGCTCTCGACCGGCCGCAGGATGTCGGGAAGCTGCTCTCACTCGAAATCACCTGGGCGTGGATAAATGAAGCGAAGGAGATTGCGAAGGGTATTCTTGATGTACTTACTGGCCGTGTTGGTCGTTACCCTGGTCCACTACTTGGGGGATGTACCTGGTCAGGCATCTGGATGGATACTAACCCTCCTGATGTTGACCATTGGATTTACAACTGCTTTATCGAGAAGGCCGAGGAGCACTCCACCTGGCAACTCTTCCGGCAACCGGGCGGCCGAGGGCCAGACGCGGAGAACATAGAGAACCTACCGCTTAATTATTATGAGCGGATGATTGTGGGGAAGACCCCGGAGTGGATTCGCATCCACGTCGACGGGGAGTTCGGGTACGTCTCCGATGGGAAGCCAGTCATCCCAGAGTTCATCGAGAGCGTTCATGTTGACCGCAATCTTCGTTGGTATCCTACTAAGTCTAACGTTGTTCTTTACGGCCTCGACTTTGGCCTCACTCCGGCAGCCGCTATTGGACAGGAGGACTCCGATGGTCAAATTCAGATTCTCGACGAAATCGTTACAGAAGACATGGGAGCTGTGCGTTTTGCCGAGGCCCTACGACGTAAGCTCAATTCCGCCCCTTTTGCTGGTCATAAGTCCCGAGGGACGGGAGACCCAGCTGGAATGCAGCGTTCTCAAGTTGACGAGCGAACGCCATTTGATGTGCTGTCTGCCTCCGGAATCCATGCAGACCCTGCGTACACTAATGACTTCCTCCTCCGACGAGAGGCAATCGCCTCCGCCCTTACACGACTTACCATGCGAGGACGGCCAGCTCTTGTCGTTCATCCAAACGCCAAGACCCTAGTCAAAGCCCTCACAGGCGGGTATTGTTTCAAGCGGGTACAGGTCACCGGGGAAGAACGGTTCCAGGACCAACCCGTAAAGAATAAGTTCTCGCACGTGGCCGAGGCTCTTGGCTACCTGATGGTCGGAGAAGGACGTGCGGAGGAAGTGCTGGGCGCCAAGCGTATGGTTGAGCCTCCGAAAGTGAAACGTTCCTTCTCCTCAGTCCACAACTACAGAGGTCATGACGATGAATGGTAAGGACATTCTGGCCCGATTCGAGTCGCTGTTCTCTCTCCGGAAAGGCTCGATTGAAGGGACCTGGAATGAGATTGAGCAGTACATCTCTCCCATGCGCTCCGGCGGGTTCTACAACCCCCTCACCTCGGAAAATGAAGTACGCTCTCGGAGACCTGAAATCTGGGACCTGACAGCGATTAAGGGACTCTCGATTCTGACTGCCAGCATGCAGTCGTCCCTCATCTCACCGGCCATCCGCTGGTTCAACTTCGTCTTCAAGGACCCCAAGCTGGACATCGACAAGGATGCTCGGGCCTGGCTGGACGAGTGCACCGACATCCTCTACGACTCTCTGCAGGACTCCGCTTTCAACCTGGAGATGGCCTCTTGCTTCATGGACCTGGGGGCGTACGGGAACAGCTGCCTCACCCTGGAGACGGAGTCGGAGCTGGAGTGGATGGGGGCGGACTGGACCTCGGTTCCGTTGCGTGACGTCTATTTCGAGATGGACTACCGGGGGAAGCCGAAGACCTTCTACAAGTTCCTCCAGTGGACCCCGGTACAGATTGTCTCCCGCGGGGAGAACGACAAGGAGTGGCGGGATTCCATCCCCGAGTACATCAAGACTCGCGCGGGAAGCGCCGAAGCGTCAGGGCAGAAGATTGACCTCATCTACTGCGTCTACCGGCGGCTGAAGCCAGACGGCAAGCCCATCAAGGAGCCTGGCGACCAAACGACTCTGCCACCAGAGCTGCGTCCCTGGGGCTGCAAGTACGTGCTCCGGGGAACGTCCGGGGAGTCGGAGAAGAAGGGATGGGAAGGCGGGGAGCTAGGGAAGGAAGGCGGCTACTACCGTATGCCGGCCATGATTGCCCGCTGGGAGAAGCTCGCCGGGAGCCAGTGGGGTCTGGGCCCAGGCAACGTAGCTCTCCCGACCGTCAAGTACCTGAATGCATGGATGGAGACGGAGAAGCTGGCAGCAGAGAAGGCAGTCGACCCCCCAATCCTTGCTACCGAGCGGGGCCTCATCAGCCCTCCAGACCTGACTCCTGGGGGAATGAACGTCGTCCGAACGATGGATGACATGAAAGCGTTTGAGAACAAGGCCAACTTCCAGGCAGCGTACGGCTCCATTACTGAACTCAGGCAGATGGTGAACGAAGTCTTCAAGGTGGAGGACCTGAAGCTCAAGGAATCCCCCGCGATGACTGCGATGGAAGTGCAAGTCCGGTACGAAATGATGACCCGGGTCCTTGGACCGCCTGCCGTTCGGATTCAGAATGACCTTCTTTCTCCGGCCATCAAGAACCTCTTCCATATGATGGCGAGGTACAACCAGTTTAAGCCACCCCCGCGACAGGTGCTGGAGAACCCCCTGGGGTACGACATCGAGTACCAGGGACCGCTGATGAAGGCACAACGCGCACAGGAGGTCGCTCAAATGGAGCGCTGGGCGGGCATCGCCATGAATCTGGTGAAGGTCTTCCCAGAAGTCACTTACGTCTTCGACGCGGTGAAGTTCATGAAGGAGGCAGCAGACCGCTTGAGTGTCCCGGTGACTGTGCTGGCCGATGACCGGACCATCGAGGCGAAGGAGAAGCAGGCGGAAGCGGACAAGAACCTGCAGCGGGCCCAGGTGGCCAGCGAGGTGCAGAAGAATCACGCGGACGCAGCATCCACTGCGATGGAGGCGCAGGGGCTCGCCACTGGAGCCCAACAGCTTGAGTCATGAACCACAGACAGGATGTCATCAGGGAAACGCGGAAGAAGTTCTATCAGCGTGTCAGACTGGCTCACGAAGTATTAAATACGCCTGGCGGGAAGCAGCTTCTGGAGGAGCTGCGCTTCACCGCGTTCAATCCGCCAGGTGGTGGAATCTATGTTCCGGACTCCGACCAGACTCAGTTCAACCTGGGCGTGTTGTTCGTCTATGATATGTTGGAACGCATTCAACGTGGTCTGACGGAGGAGGATTCGAATGGCGGATGAAGTCCCGGAGTGGGCATCTGGTCTGCCCGATGAACTGAAGGCGTCACCGTCCATCCTGAAGTTCCAGGACCCGGCGGCGCTGGCCAAGTCGTACGTGGAGCTGGAGAAGACCCTGGGGAATTCTATTCGTCCTCCCGGTCCCGATGCTCCTCCGGAGGCGAGGACGGAGTTCTTCACCAAGCTCAAGGAGAAGGTTCCGGAGCTGGTCAACAGCAAGGACGAAAATGCTCTACTCGGTGCTCTTGGGGCCCCAGCGAAGCCAGAGGAGTATTCTCCGCCTACTGAGCTGGGTGAGCTTCCTTCTGAGCTGGTCAAGGGATGGCAGGAGCAGGCAGCGGAACTCAAGCTCACCAAGAAGCAGGCTGCTGCCGCGCTGAAGAAGCAATTCGAGCTGTACGCCAATCAGAATACCCTGGTAGAAAAGGCCAGGACAGAATTGAAGACAGAGTGGGGTGCGGCACTGGAGGAGCGCACCAGGCTCGCGGCAGCGGCAGCAGAGAAGATGGGGTTCCCGTCCAGTGCCTTGGAAGTCATCAAGTCTGGACGGGGCTCCGCTGCCGAGATGCGAGCTTTCTACAATACGGCCAAGGCCCTCGGTCTGGACCGACCAGGAAACAACATCGCAGCCTCTGGCTCCAACACCGGAACACCTGCCCTGACCCCCCTGGAGATTCGGACCCGGATGGCGGAAATCCAGAAGAATCCCGCGTACTTCAAGGCGTCGGTGGACACCGTCCTGCATTCCCATCTGAAGCAGGAGATGCTCAAACTGGCGGGCATGCTTCCTGAAGACTAGTTGACACTGCACCCGTCGTCCGATAGCGTCATGACTCAGGGTGAAGCTGGGAGATAATCAATATGACCTCCCAGCTTCATCCAGTCCATAAGTCGTAGGGCCTGCGTTGGGCAGACAACCCAAAGACGGACTCACAACCCGTTTCTTGGAGTTCCGCACGTATGGCAACTACGATTTCAAATGCACATATCCGGACGTACGAAAGCAACGTCCGGTTCCTCGCTCAGCAGCTGATTGCTCGCCTCCGTCCGTTCGTGATGGAAGTCAATCGGCAGTCTGAGAACCACAACTGGGACCGCCTCTCGGCTGGTACCGCTGCGCAGAAGACGACTGCTGCTCAGGCAACTCCGAACAACCAGGGTGGAGCGTGGACCCGGCGTATGAGCACGGTCACCACGTGGAACACCGGTGACTCGGTCGAGCCTGAGGACATCGTTCAGATGCTCATCGACCCGAACAGCTCTATCGCCTACAGCCAGGCTGCGGCGATGAAGCGCACCATCGACTCGCTGCTCATCGCGGCTGCGACGGGCAACGCGGTGGACGGGACCGGCGGCACCATCGCCTTCCCGGCGGGGCAGACCATCGGCACTGGTGCTGAGAAGTTCAGCTTCGACGTCGTGACTGCGGTGACCGAGAAGTTCCTGAACAACAACATCGACCCGACTGTGCGGAAGTGCGCGGCCATCGGGCCGACGCAGATGAGGAAGCTCCTCCAGCTGACGGAGGCGACCTCGGACGACTACGTGAACGCCAAGGCACTGGCGAACACGGGGTACGTCGAGAACTGGATGGGGTACGACTGGGTCGTGTCCACCCTGCTCACCAAGCCCACTCCAGGGACCGACATCAGGTGCCTCTTCTTCACGCAGCGGGCCTTGGGTCTGCACGTGGCGAAGGACATCTGGACGCGCGTGGCGGAGGACCCCTCCATCAGCTTCGCGTGGCGTATCTACTCCGCTCTCACCATGGGTGCGATGCGGGTTGAGGACGAGCAAATCGTCCAGTGCTACCTCGCGGATAGCCTCTAGTCCGCACTGGGGACCGGCCTGCTTACCTCCTCCAGCGGCCGGTCCCCAGGTTTTTTTATGGAGAATTAAATATGCGCCTCTGGCAACTTCCGGGCGACAACATCACCTCCGACAACGTGGACTACTCCACGGCCACACCAGCCTCTGGCCTCACGGTGAACGAGAACCAGTACCTGATGGCGGTGGGAGACAACGTCCTGAAGTATCGCCAGGACGAAATCCTCGACACCATCGAATGGCTCAAGAATGAAGCCTCCGCCCAGATGGAGACCGCTGCATTTCCTCGCCCTGCCTACGGGGCAAACGGAGGAGCTACCCTCTTCCGCACCTCGCTCATCGCAACCTCGTTCGGGCAGAAGTACACGTTCACGCTCGTCACCGACACCGACCTCACCTCGAACCCCATCACCGACGAGAACTCGGTCTACTGGGGGTACTCGGTCGGGACGGCGGGGCTCGACGTGAACGACGTGGCGAAGATGGGCTCCGGTGGTTTCGACCGGGCGTTCGAAGAGATGAAGCAGTATTACATCCAATCCGACCAGGCATCCTCATGAACACACTTCTCTGGAGTGCATTCGTCAACCTCCGTGCCAATGGCATTGCGGCTGCTACGGCGCGGACCACCATCGCCACCATGGTTCAGCAGGACTCTGCTGACCAGTCGGCAGCCATCGCCCGAATGACGGCGCTGGATGCAGCGATGACTACTCAAGCAGGGCTGGCAGTGGGCTCTCGGGCTTCTTGGTACATCCCGAACAGCTACGGTCAGCTCGGGAATCACCTGTAATGAATTCCTGGAATCTGTCCTGGCTGTGCAATCTTCGGGCAGCGGGCATCGTCTGGGCGACCGCCAAGGCGACTGTCCTCACCGGGGTGGCAACCGACCAGACGGTGGCAGGGCTGGCCTGTGAGGCGGCCAAGGCCGACATCGAGACGCTTGCGGCGCTTGCCTACGGAGCACGGGCAGGGAACGTAGCGGATAGCATCGGGTACTGCGCCAACAGCCCGGGACAGACCTACGCAGACATCTAAATGGAACTCAAGAACTTCGCGGCGCCTGTCAGAACCGAAGGCTCGGACAACGACATCCGCTACGTGGTTCTGAGGCTACGGCAAGGGATGCCCTGGGAGAAGGCGGTTCTCGGGGCTTTCCCCCCAATCGACCCGTACTGGTTCGAGCACAATCGGAAGTACATTGTTGAGCAAGTCGCAACAGACCGTTGGAGGAGGAGAGCATGAGACCGTTGGTAAACAACCGTCAGAAGACGGAAGGCAACATGGATGACGTTCAGCGGGTCATCAAGAACCTGAACGATGGGATGGTCTGGGACACGGCCAAGCACCATGAGTCGTTCATGGTCGTGAACGATGACTGGTACGAGAAGAACAAGGAACTCATCCTCAAGTGGAAGGACACCGGCATTCCTGTTCCGGATGACATGATTACCAATCGGGTGGTGAAGCCTGCCCCGATGAGTGTCGTCGCCGAGAACGGGAAAATCTGGGGCGTCTACCGGAATGCCGACGGCACCATCTACCGTGAGGAAATCAAGGAGAAGTCCAAGGACGACGTTCCTGCTCCTCCCCCTGACGCCGGTCGGTTGATGACCGCCGAGGTGAGGAAGAAGTAATGGCTTCAACCCCGGGTACCAAGACCGACTGCGAGTTCGATGCGCTCCGCACGGCGGGGTACACCGGGTCTCTGCAGGACATGGAGCTGGCGTGGCTCCAGAACAACGGGGCCACGTCCAACCAGCTCGGAGACGCCTGGGAGGAGTTCCTCGCTGCCCAGGGGTTCACCACCGGTGACCGCTCCGATGATGAACTCGCTTACTATTTGAGCGTCATCCTGGTGGCTGACCGGGATGGGGAAACGCTGATGGACCTGCGACGTGAATACTGGTGTGGAGGCCACAACCCTCCGTAGGAGACGTAATGAATAACTTGGCGTGGACTGTTCTTACCAATCTCGTCGGGAACAGCATGGCCTTTGCAGATGCCAAGGCATTCGTTCTCGCCTACTACGTTCTGCCCGGAGACCAGGCAGCGGCGGCCACTCTCATCGACAACGCTGAGACGGACATCGAGACCCTCGCGGGCGATGCGCCTATCGACCGAGATGCGTCCTGGTACCAGATTAACGGCCCCTACCAGGATGAGCTTCCCAGCAACGCCGGGCAGCCTAACCCGTCCTACACCGGAGCGGACGTCGACAAGGTCCTGACGGTCGGTGCGACGGGTCTGGTCTTCACGACTGGCGGTGGCGGTGGTGGCCTGGCGGGAGTTGGGGCGTTCGACACCACCCCAAACGCTGATGGTCTCTCAGTCACTGGTTCGGACGTTTCGCTTTCAGCGGCAGACGCGACGCACCCTGGTGGCGTGGCAGCGGCTGACCAGGACTTCGGAACCTTCACCCGAACCATCGCCGGAATTGTGTTGAACGCTCTCGGCTTCGCCGGTCTGGGTCGAGGCATCACGTTGAACACGGGTTGTTATATCGGTGAGTTCGGGGGAAACACTAATCTCGGTTACAACGGTGCGGCAGCGGGACATCTCCAAATCTCTGACGGATTTGGTGGAAATACTCTGGACCTGGGTCGGCAGGGCGGGAAAACCACTCTGGATTTGAGTGGAGGCACTGACACCACTGCAATCAAGCTGAAGTCTCCGGACGGCACTGTCTACACCGTAACCATCGCCGACGGTGGGACCTGGAGCATTGTCTAAATGGCTTCTCAGGTCGACATCTGCAATCTGGCTCTGGGCCAGATTGGGGCCGACTTCATCACCTCCCTGACCGACCCGACGCTCAACGCGAACCTCTGCAATATTAATTATCCTCTAGCCCGGGACGCGGTGCTGGAGGACCGGGACTGGACCTTCGCCACCAAGGAGGTCCAGCTCGTCGCTATCGACCCCACCACGGTGGTCATGCCTCCGGAGTTCGGACGTGTTTACGCTCTGCCCGACCAGTGTCTTGTTCTCATTTACTGCTTTATTCCCAGCGCCACCGCCTTCCCCGACGGAGCGCTCATCAACATCGACCCTACCAGCGAGCAAGCCGTCACCCGACCCAGCTGGAATCGGTTCGAAGACAAAATCTTCAGCAACACCTCCACCCTCTACGCCCGGTACCTGAAGCGCATCGAGAACCCGGCGGAGTTCACCACCCAGTTCATCCAGTGCCTGGCGACCCGTCTGGCTTTCGAGCTGGCGATGCCCATCACCAACAAGGTCGAGCTTCAGGAACAGAAGTGGAAGGAGTACCAGCTCAAGTTGACCTCGGCGTCCATTCGTGACGGCCGACAGGGGACGCCTCAGGTTCTTCAGGCTTCGAAGCTCACGCAGTCGAGGTACTAGTGCCCTTCTACCCGTACCAAGGCAGCTTCGCTGGCGGAGAGATTTCGTCTCGTCTCTACGGGCAGACCAGCTCGCCCTGGTACAAGAACGGGGTGGAGTTCTCCGAGAACTTCCTCCATCTTCCTCAGGGTCCGGCACGGTACCGGATTGGGTCTTCCTTCCTCACCCCGGCAGCCCAGAACGGGAACATCAGGCTCATCCCGTTCAACGTTATCGGTCCGGCGGGGAGTCAGTCCACTCCGGACTTTTGCCTGGAGTTGACCGCTGGAGAAGCCAGACTGCTGAACGATTCGGGTGTCGTTCAACTCTCTGCCAGCGGTCAGCTCCTCCTGAACAACGACTTCACCGGGGGCACGGCGAACTGGACGACTCAGGGCGGCTACACCTACTACGACTGGATGGGGAGCCAGGCACAGGTCACCCTCATCATCCCGGAATGGGACTCGGGTGGCGGAGATGGGGGAGGGCCGATTCCGAAGCCTCCGCTTCCTCCACCGGTCGTCTCTCCGCGCATCTGGCAAAAGCTCACGGCGGTCGCTGGCGGGAGCTACCGACTCCAGGTCAGCTTCCCTCCGCTCTCCACGGCGCAGCTGGGGCTCTACACGCCGAAGCAGGTGACCATCCGCGTGGGGACCACCCTGCACGCAACGGACATCTACACCAGCGCTGGTCACTACAACGATTCGGTGGACGTGAACATCACGGTCCCGGGACTCAGCTCGGATGTGTACGTCGAGTTCGGAATGACGGGCGGTCCGCTCACCTATGCCGAAGCGGTGACGGTCAACTTCCCTCGGCTCAGCAGTGCTTCCACGGGTGATGCAGTCCTCACCGGTCAGCCCTGGACCGAGGACATGCTCCCCGGAATTCAATACGCTCAGGACATCAAGTACGGGATGGTCCTGGTCCACCCGCTGATGCCTCCCCAGAAGGTCATTTACACCGGAGCGGGTTTCAGCATCGCCCCCATCGTCTTCACTGACCCGCCTGCCGATTGGGTTACCGGCAACTACCCGTCTTGCGTGGACATCTGGCAGTCGCGCCTCTGGTTGGCCAACACCCCGGATGAGCCCACCACGATGTGGGCATCTAAGGTGAACAACTACGTCGTCTTCACCGCTGGGACCAACCCGGACGACCCCATCGAGCTGACTCTTGCGACCAAGGGCTCCATCAAGTGGATTCGTGGCAAGCAAAGTTTCCTTATTGGTACGGAGCTGCACGAGGATGTGGTGGTGTCGGCTACTCAGGTTGTCTCGTCGCAGGATGCGCAGCTCATTCGGCAGAGCGGGTACGGGTCGGCTCCGATTCAAGCGCAGGAGATTGGAGACCAAGTCCTGTTCGTGAGCCGGGACCAAATCAAGCTGCGCAGCTTGAACTTCAATTTTGACACCCAGGCTTGGTTGGCCCACGACATCTCCTACTTCGCGCAGGGCATCACTCTTCCTGGCATCACCGATGTGGCGTATGCCCGAGACCCTGACAACACCGTCTTCGTATTAATTACGGACGGCACCATGCGGATGTGTACCTACGACCGCTTGGCGGAGGTCACTGCCTGGTCCCGCTGGCGTACTCAGGGGCAGGTGAAGGCTATCTGCGCCACCATCGACCCCACCGGAACCACCATCTGGCTGGCGGTGAACCGGAACGGAACGACCTTCATCGAGCAGATTCCCCCCTTCACGGTCCAGACGCCCATCTACCTCGACTCCTACGTGGAGGCGGTCCCGACGGTCTACACGCCCGTGGGAGAGACCACTAACCGGCTGTCCATTCCTGCCGGTTCCCACCTGGAAGGCTTCCTGGTAGGGGTGGTGGTGGACGGCTCCTACTACGGGCAGTACCCAGTCGCGGGTGGCCTGGTAGATATTCCGTTCGGTGGCTCGACCGCGACCCTGGCCCAGGTGGGTCTGGTCTACACTGGGACCATTCGAACGTTACCGCTGGACGGCGGAGTGATGTACGGGTCTTCCGCTGGTCTCAAGAAGAGTCGGACCAAGATTTACCTCCGACTCCTCCCGGGGAGCGTCATCCCGTCTATGAACGGGCAGATTCCAGCGAGCCGGTTACCATCCACCCCGATGAACACCAACGCTCCCATTCCCGATGAGGACTGGGACCAGCGAGTGACCAACGTCGGGTGGGACAACTACGGTAGAGTCACCATCATCCAAAACATTCCGTTCCGATGCGACGTAGCTGCAGTGTTCGGGCGCGCGGAAGTCGTCCAGAACTAGGTAATTAATATGCCTGTAGTTTTCGGAGCGATAGCAGCGGCAGGGGCTCTCGGGTCCCTGTTCGGTGGCATCTTCGGCGGGAGCGCCAAGAAGGATGCCATGTACGCTGGTGCTCAGCTGACGGATGAGCAAGCACAGGAGACCGAGCTACAGACCCGGGAACAGGTCCGTCGCTTTGACCTGGAATCGGGTCAGAAGATTGGTGGTGCTCGGGCAGCGGTCGGCGCCTCTGGGTTTGCTTCCGGCGACGGGATGGGTCACACCACCGGGTCGATGAACAAGTACGTGGACTTCCTCTCCAGCGAGCTGGGGAAGGAGTCTTCGTGGATGCTCCGCTCCGGTCTGATGAGCGCAGAGTTCCAGCGCAAGGCGGCTGACGTGCAACGGCAGTCGGCGGACGCGGGTCTCTGGGGTGACGCGCTCAGCGGAGTGAGCGGGTTCCTCGGTGGTCTCGGAAACGCGGGCAACATTGCCTTTGGGAAACCGTGAAACTACCTGAGTTCCAGACCGGACCGACCCAGTCGGTTCGGGGCATCGAGGAGGCGCGGGACGCGCTCATCCAGCTCGGCCACAACCAGGAGCGTGCCTGGCAGGCCGGAGGCCAGGTCGCGTCGACCGTGGGCAGCTGGGGCCTAGAGATGGCCCGGTCACAGTCTCAGGTTCAGCACGCGGAAGCTCTGGCTACCTTGGCTGAAGCGGACGCCAAGGCCACTCGGGAGAATGCGCAGAAGGTCATGTACTCCACCAAGGAGGTGGAGGACCTCTACCCCGAAGGTGTTCCCGATGACGTGAAGCAGCGCGTCGGAGGTTTATACAGGCAGCAGGGTGAACCGGAAACCGGGGAGATGACCCAGGTTGAGAGGAATGACATTCCCGCCTGGGCCATCAACCCGGAGCGGTACAAGAAGAAGATGGACCTGGCGGTCAAGGAAGCGGGTGACAGAATCTCCCTTCCCGGGTGGAAGGACTCTTTCGTTCGTGAAGCCTCCAAGCAGGTTGCAGTCGAGTACCAGAAGCATGTGGCGGTGGCGCAGAAGGAGATGACGGACTGGAAGAACGCCAAGCTCGACAACACCGCAATCAAGCTCGCCAACAGCGGGAACTTCGATGCGGCCAAGGGCATCGTCAAGCTGATGGACCTCCCTGAGCCGAAGCGGGAGGAGCTGCTCCAGAAGTACGACCGAGCGCAGTCGTTCTACCAGGTGAACAAGCCGCAGACCGAGCAGGACCTGGTGGGGATGTCGAACATCATCGAGGGGCTGAAGTCGAATGAGCCCAAGTTCGCCTACACCAACGGTAAGGGAGAAGTGCAGAACGTTGACGTGACAAACCTTTCTGAGCAGGAGCGGAGGGGGCTGGTCAAGGAGATGTCCAGCAACCTCCGTGTCCTGCAGAACGTGGATGAACGGCAGGCGAAGAAGGAGCAGCAGGCACGGAACTGGAGCTACGAATCTCAATTCCTCGATGCCTACACGCGCGGGGATATGAATACTGCGAAGCGGTTGGTGACTCAACCGTTGCCAGGGGTCGACCCTGGCCTCCGCAAGCAGCTCATCGGGATGCTGGAGAGCGCCAACCGACCGGTCAAAAGTCAGACGGAAAAAGATGAGTCCAATCTGGCGGTATCTACTCTCCGGGATGTTTTCGATGAAGCCGCGCGTGGAGAAGCGCCGTCAGTCAAGAATCCTTGGACTGGCGAAATCATGGATCCGGATGACATTCCAATTAATGATTTCGCGACGAAATTCCACATCCCAATCGCCGAAGTGAAGAAGTGGAAGGAGATTCAGCAAGCTCACCGAGACGGGGAGCCGATTGAACCCGTTCGCGCGGACGTGAAAGAGGCGGCTGCCTACGTCACCGACACCCTGGGGTACAAGCCCACGGACAAGAACGTTAATTCGCTCATGGTCAAGGCAAGCATCAAGAACGCCTTTCTCCAGGACCTCCGGAGCTACGAGAAGCAGCATGGTGGGAAGCTGAAGTCGACTGAGATTCGAGAGTTCGCCACCGAGTGGGCAGCGAATCGGCAGACCAGCAAGACGGTCTCCACCTGGGGCGGGCTGAGTTCGGACACGGTGCCCGAGAGCCACACTCCACTCTCCGATGTTCCCCCGTCCTGGATTCCCCAGATTCAGCGGGTGCGGAGTCAGTACGCGACCAAGTACCCTCAACTCACTGCCGGCAACCTGGACGCCATCTGGGACGACCACCTGAAGCCGGTGGTGGATGTATTCGATGACGCCTGGAAGGCGACCAAGAATTCAGAACAGGTCCCCACGGCCAAGGAGAAGATTGAGACCTCGGCCTTCGTGGACCTCCATCGGGATGAGCTGGCGGGCTGGCTCCGGACAACGTACCCCCAGAAGTTTCGCAACCGGAAGCCGACCGACACCGAGCTATTGCAAGCCGTCTGGCTGAAGCAGAACAAGCTCAAGGAGAACCCGTTTGCCAGCCGATGAAGAGGACGTAGACGACCCCACGGAGGCGCCCCCGCTTCCGACGGGTATCGACGTCCAGGAGCCTGACCCGCTGCAGTCGCGGCTGGGCACGGCTCTGTCCACCGTCCGTGAGCGTGGGCGGAACCCTCTGGCTGCCAAGCGGGCACTCGACTCGGCGTTGCCGAAGAACTCCACCCCCGCCGCTCGGTTGAACGCGGAGGACGGGGCAGCAGACCCGCCGAACCCCCTGACGTTCATCAAGCGGGCACCGGTCACCGCGCGGAAGCTGGCGGACTCCCCGGGGACCGCTGCAGCTTTCGCCTCGGACAACAAGACGCTGGACACCCTGGCTTCCATGGAGGAGGCGTTCAAGGGTGACTTCAACGAACAGCGCCAGGTCAAGGAGAACACCGAAGCAGCTATCAAGCAGCAGGACGACGTAATCAATTCGCTCTGGGACATCATGAAGGGGTCCTGGTACCGGAGTCGGATGACCAGCATCCGGGCGGACCAGGCTCTTGGAATCACCAAGTGGGATGACCCCGACGCCCAGCTTGAATACGACAAGTACCAGAAGAAGTACGAAGAGACCGTCGAGAAGTCGAAGCTCCCGGAGGTGGTCAAGAACACCGTGGAGATGGGAGGTGCTCTAGCAGGGCAACTGGCGACAGGGACTGTAGCGGCTGCAGGAACTGCGGCGCTCACTGCTGCAGCCGGTCCGGAAGCTGCAGTCCCTAGCGCTGGCCTCGCCTTCCACACCGCGATGTCGGCCCGGATGGGTTACGACGCTACCGGGGCAGCGTTCGACAAGGCGCTGACCATGAAGACGGTGAACGGCGACCCCATCGACCCCCAAGTCGCGCGAGGCTACGCCATCTCGGTTGGGGTAATTAATACGCTCGGTGCCGAGCTGGGCTTCAAGTACATGGGCAAGGCCCTCGGTCCCATCTTCCAGAAGTTCGCTGGAGAGGGAGTGCCGGGACAGGTGGTCCTGGAGCGGTTGGCAGGGTGGGCACTCAAGAAGCCTGAGTTCCGTTCCGACTTCCTGAAGATTGCCGACGCTGGAGTCAAGGGCGCACGCATCAATGCTGCCTTCAGTCTCCTGAACAAGATTGCAGAGATGGGCACCCAGAACGTGCTGGCTGCCCTGGGTAAGGAAGTTCCGTATGCGGAGACCTCCGACACCCCCTGGGAAGACAGCGCTCTGGTGGAAGGCTACAAGGAGGCCACCTCGCTGGAGGGTACACTTCTACCCGGCTTCTTCCTGGGTGTAGCGGGTGGCGGTGGCTCCGCGCTGCTCGGGAAGGGTAAGCTCGCTATACAAAAGCGAGTACTCGCCACCGACTTCCGGACCAAGGGCGTTCCAATTCTCTGGGAGTTATCCGCTGGTGAAGCGGCCCAACAAAATCCGGAACGCCTCAGGGAAGTGGTGAATGCAGTCCAGGAAGCCCACGGCGACCCAAACACTCATGCAACAGTTGCAGTCCCACCGACGGAACTGCGGCAGTCAGTGCCCGGTGCTGTGTCATCTCCTGTCGTCGAGCGCAGCCTCCAGAAGGCGGAGCAGACCGGACAGGAAGCAATCCTACCTACCGCCGACTATGCGGCTGAGGTCAAGACCAAGCCTGGTGCCGAGTCCCTTGTAGGGCACGAGCGGTTCGGGGACACCTTCACTCTCGATGAGCAGAAGGAGCTGTCCAAGTTCCAGCGGGAGCCCAGTGAGAAGGACCCGGTTGAAGAGGACACCAAGAAAATAGCGAAGGACCTGGAGGCGAAGTTTTCCGCTAGCGGGAAGCTGCCTTCGGAAGCCAAGACAGTTGCGAATCTGTACGCCCAGTCGATGCGAACCGCGTCGCTGGAGCGAGCAAAGTCACTGGGTGTCGAACCCACAGTGTTCGAGGACTACGCAAAGAGTCCGGTGGAGGTGGCGGGGAGCCGTGACAATGCCGCGCTTGCGTTCGAAAAGAAGCTCAAGTCAATCGTATCGGAGGCGCGGGGAAGAGAAATCCGGAAAGGCTCCGGGACCGAGAAAGCCAAGAAGGAAGAAGCACAGGGGCCCGTCAAGGCGCCGCTCGAAAAACTCCGTGAAGCGGCGGAAAAAACTCTTGGTGAAACGTTCCTTGCTTTCCGAGTTGAGGGGAAGGAGCGACCGGGAGGCGACCTTCCTGAAGGACGAGCTTTCCTCCGAGCGGAAGCCGCTCTTGCCAAAGCTACCAAGGAAGGAAAAGACGTCGTCCCCGTCTTCATCCGCCCCGGCGAAATCACCGGAGCCGACCGAGGAGTAATCAATACTGGGCCTCTGGCTGCCGAACGAGCGGTAGCCATGGACCCGGAAGCGGTCAAGACCTTCCACACTGGAGAAGGAGTCGAGGCTCGGAAGCAGGGGCAGAACGAGAAGAGAATCGCCGGGACCATCAAGGAGCTGGGGAAGTACAAGCTCATCACCCAGTCGGGGTGGGCGGACAAGTCCACCCTGCTCCATGAGATGGCGCACTACATCTCTTACCGTTGGGGCGAGCTGGTCCCCGAGCGGATGGCGGCCATCGATAAGTGGCTGGGCCATGAGCCAGGGACCGACCTCACCTCTGCTCAGGCAGAGAAGTTCGTTGACGGGATGGAGAAGTATTTCCAGGAAGGCGTCGCTCCCAACGAAGGGCTCATCGACACCTTCAGCACGCTCTCCCGGTGGATGAAGGGCTCGATGGAAGGGCTGGCCCGGGAAGGCGTGCAGTTCGACCCGGAAATCCGGAAGATGATGGAGCCGATGTTCGCCATGCAGGAGGAGACGGACCACGTCTCCAAGGTGCTTGGCTACGACATGGCCGATGCCTTCGAAGGTGTTCTCCAGACCAAGGAGGAGATGCTCGGCTACCGCGAGGCGGAGAATGAGGCTCGCCGGGAGCTCTATACCAAAATTCCAAAAGCTGGCTCCGCCGAGGCCCGGACTGCGCGAGCGGAGCTGGTGGACAATCGTGCTCGGGCAATTACCGAAGTCACGATGAACGACATCAACAATCTCCGGGAGTGGCTGCGTACCGGCAACACCCTGGACGGTCGAGAGTACGGCATCGACCACATGAAGTTGAATTATGACGATGTCCGGATAGAGGGCTTCGACCCCAAGGAGTTCGAAGGGCTAGTGGAGAGCAAGAGCGACAAGCTCATCGGGTACGCCCCGGAGGAACTGGCGGCCATCCTCGGAACCGGGGGGACCGGTCGAGAGATGCTGGAGCGGATGCGCTCTGCCGAGGACGTGAAGACTCAAATCGAGGACCGCACCCAGGAAATCTTCAAGGAGCGGCACCCGGAGTTCAACGACCCCCGGGACTGGGCCCGCTCTCAGGGGCTCTTGCTCGCTCAGGGCAAGGCGTTCGAACGACTGCAGAAGTACAGGTATAAAATTCTCGCCAAGCGCCTGGGGGTGAAGCTGAGCGACGGCTTCATCGACTCTGCCCTGGACGCCACGGTGCGCGACTACATGCGCGACGTGAAGGCGAAGGAGCTGAGTCCAGCGGTCGCCTTCCGGGCGGAAGCTAAGGCGACGATGGAGATGAAGCGGGCAGTCGGGAAAGGAAACTTCGACGAGGCATCCAACCAGGCCCGCCTGGCTCTCTTGAACAGGAAGCTCTTCCTTGCTCTCACCGAAGCAAAGACGGAAGTTACGGATGCTGTCTCGGACCTCAAGGACCTCGCGAACAACGATTCTCGACGTACTCGTATTGGACGTGCAGGCCCGGAGTACCTGGCGGTCATTGACCATCTGCTTACTGGGCTGGGCTTCAAGGAAGCTCCGCCGGGTCTGGACATCAATCAAGCGGCTGGGCTGAAGGACGCCTCCGACGCTTCCCTCCGGGCGGCGCTCCAGAAAATTCATGAGCGCGGGGAGTCCTTCCCCCTCGATAATCAATTCGCCGAACCCGGGGGTCTGCAGCCTTGGCAGCGGATGGAACTGCCGATGCTCAAGGAAGCCTTCGCTGCCATCGAGACGGCGGAGTACCTGGCGAAGCAGCGGGACGCGGTCATCTGGAACGGCAAGCGGGTGGCTCGGGAGGAGATGGACGACTACCTTTCCGATAAAATCTTGAAGTCCGCTCCCTGGGAGAAGGTGGAGGACCTCTCCAAGTCTGATGTTCGTCCGGGCACCATCAAGAAAATCAAGGGAGCGATGGCTTCCCTGATTCGCCCGGAGTTCATGTTCAAGGTGTTCGGCTCGGACGTGGACCGGGTCATCAACCAGCCGATTCAGGAAGCGCTGAACCGGGTGGAGGCAAAGGGAGAGCGGGCCCGGACGGCGCTGGAGAAAATCCTCCGAGGCTCAGCCACCGAGAACGGACGGCTGGAGTCCCGGGTCCACAACCCCATGGCGGACCACGGGGCGGGTCGCGAGTATTCCCTTCGCGAAACGCTGATGCAGCTCGCCTACTTCGGGGACGCTCGCAACTGGGAGGTCATGGCCCGGGGCGAGGGGATGACCCACGCGCAGTACAAGCAGTGGTTTCAGGACCTCATCAGCCGAGGCACCATCACTGCCAAGGACATCCACACCGTCAACGACCTGGTGGGGCTGACCGGCTCCCACTGGGACGCGGTCCGGGAGACCAAGTACAAGGAGACCGGGCAGAAGATTGACCCGGTGGATGCCAGGCCCGAAGTATTTATTATGCCCGATGGGAGCACGGAGACTCTCAAGGGTGGTTACGTCCCCACGGTCTACGACTACGAGCGGGCCCGGGTTGCCCGTCCTGCCGATGATGTGAACTCTCTGTTCTCTCCGGAGCAGAAGAGGGCGGGGCTTCCCAAGTCCTTCACCCTGGCTCGCACCGAGAGCGGTCTCGCGCTCCCCCTGGATTACGACCTCCAGAACGTGGCTCGGCACCTGGCAGACGTCATCCGCTACACCGAGATGTATGACTCGCTGACCCAGGCGAAGGTGGCGCTGGAGAACCCCAAGACTGCCACCGCCATCATCGAGCAGTACAGCATGCCGGTGTACCAGCAGTTCGACGCTTGGCTTCGGGACCTGGCGAAAGGCGCAGGCTCGGAAGTCCCCCCTGGACTGAACGGCGTCAGCAAGTTCATGGGGTATTTGAAGTACGGAACCAACCTGAAACTTTTCGGGTGGAAGTTTGCAACTGCAATCCCCCAGCTCACGGGTGCCATCGCCGGCATCAACGACGTGGGGTGGAAGAACTTCGCCATCGGCTTCGGCAAGGCGTTCGACCCGGCAGAGCGAAAGCGGGTGTTCGAGACTTCCGGTGAGGTGAAGACCGCGCTCCACATGCAAGACGCAGCGATGCCTCAGGCTGCGCTGGACCAGGTGTTCGAGGAGACTGCTCCGGAGTTCCTTCGTCGCTCAGAGGCGCATGTCCAGAAGTTCGTCAAGCAAACTGCGTTCTTCTGGATGAAGTGGTTCACTCAGCAGTCCTCGATGGTGAACTACCTCGCGGGCGAGCAGAAGGCATATCAAATTCTCGGCAAGGAAGCTGAGGAAGCCGTCGCCGCTGGGCAGAAGCCCATCATGCCTGGCACCCCGGAGTACGAAGCACGGGTGAAGCACCTCGCGGACCAGGTGGTCCGGACCGCCGACTCCAGCTCCAGCTTCAAGGACCTCCCCCAGTTCTTCCGTCACAACAAGTGGGTGTGGAGCTTCCTCAACCTGGCTGCCGGGTACTCGAACAACATCTACAACCATCTTCACAACATGGGGTACGAATTCAAACGTGGCGACTACCCCAAGATGGTTGCTCATTTTCTGTATGTTGTCGCTGCCCCAGCACTCGCCACGGCGGCCCTTGGTCGCGGACTGTTCCCTGCGGCAACTCAGGGCAGGGATGACAAAGATGATTACAAGTGGGCGGTGGCCAATGGGGGCACCGCAGTTGCTCAGACCGTGCTTCGTTCCCTCCCGGGAGTAGGGGACCTCGGTCTCGATGCGGCGAAGCACTTCATGGATAAGACTCCGCTGAAGGACCACCTGGAGTTCTTCGGTGCTCGCCCGCTGAGCCTTCCCATCGTGGATGACTTGGAGCGCTTCGGAGACCTCGCCGGGACCTACTGGACCCGGAACAGCAAGGACAAGCTCCATGGTGACGAGATGGAGAAATTGTTCTACACTGTAGGGAATCTAGGCGCAGAGGTAGGTGTCCCCGGTGTGGGACAGGTTCCGTTCCAGGGACCGTCCAGCGGAATCAAGATGTACCTGCGCCTCCAGCGGGGGGAGCTGAAGTTGAACGACGCGGAATTCTTTAAGCAGCTGATTGCTCCTGGCCAGCCATACTCGGCCTACGGGAAGGGCAAGAAGAAATGAGTGTTTCGACTCTCAACGTCTTCAACCAGTACGTGGCTGGAGGGGGGACGGACTTCTCCTTCACCTTCTACTGCCGGTCGGTAGACTGGTTGGTGGTGAAGGTGGACGACGTTCCGACCACCGCGTTCACCACCGTATTTAATTCCAACGACCAGTCCATCCCGGGCGGGGTCATCAGCTTCCTGGTTGCCCCGGCCAACGGGGCCATCGTCCGGGTGGAGCGCGACACCCCGCGCACCCAGCCCGATGTCTACTCCCCTCAGGGTCCCTTCCCGGCCCAGACGGTGGAGTACGACTTCGACCGGGCAGTCTGCGTCATGCAGGAGCTGGCCTACCTCATCTCGCTGATTACGATTCCGTCCGTCATCGGGAACGCGCTCAAGTTCCTCCAGGTCAAGGGAGACGAGAGCGGGATGCAGTGGGCGGATGTTCTCCCCAAGCCATACATCGCTGGTCGCTTCCTGGGAGCCACCTCCCCCACTGACCTTGCCTGGCTTGCCGGAGGTGGCGGAGGCGGGGGCGTCGTCCTCGGACCGTTCAGCAACACGCCCACCGCTGAAGGGCTGCTCTTGGATGGGGTGGACGGTAATGTCCTCCACGCCACGGCTGCCGACGACACCCACGGTGGCTCGGTCTCCACCATCAAGCAGAAGTACGCTGGACAGAAAATCTTCGTCAACGGAGCGGTGGTCAGCGTTTTCGACATCCGCCAGTTCGATGACACCCTGGTCCCCAACGACCCGACCAAGGATATGTCCGTCGCCTGGTACCGGGCGGTGCAGTACATCCAGACGGTGGTCTTCCCTCCCCCGCTGTTCAACTACCAGAACTTCGGGAGGACCGGCGCAGCCATCTATATTCCCACCGGATGGTGGTACACCAGCAAGCCGTTGCTCACTCCCTGGTACACCATCATCTACGGGGATGGGAACGACGCCACGAACGTCGTCGCTGGAGCATCAACGTCCGCGACTCCGGCGAACGTGGAGCAGTTCTCTGGGCCGGTGTTCTACGCCACGGGCGAAGTGGCCTCAGCCGACCTGGCTGCCTACGTCGCCTCGGTCGTGACTTTCGACCCACCGCTGAACGGGACCTCGACCCATTCGCTGCACCTCAGTCCTACGATGTTGACGTTGCCCCTTCATGACTCATACCCCTGGACTTGGTTCCTGGGGATGATGATTGACACGACTGCGATTGGAGTCCGGTTCGAGTACAAGCTCCCTTCCATCCCCACCTCCGGTGAGCGTCATCTTTTCGGGACGGAAGGTCCGACCGGTGTCTATTCAAGCTCCTTCATCGACCGCGCTCTCTGTTTCAAGCTGGTCTCCGATGGAGTGAACGCTCACCTCCGGGCGTACTTCACGACCTGTCCAGACTGGACCACCGGAACGCTGGACCTCACGACGGGTCAGCAAACCGTCCTGGACAGCGGGAACCTCACGGTTGGGGTCACTGCCAACGTCGAGCTGAACTACGACGGAACCAACGTCTGGCTGTACATCAACGGCGTCCACCAAATGCACGTCGGGACCACCGGTCCGGTCTTCCGCCAGCCTTGGGAGAGCGCCACCATCGGCAACCCGGGAATGGAGATTCAGCAGGATGACGTTGGGGTGAACATGCCCCCAGCCTCCTCGTTGGGCTGCATCGAAATGGCGAAGACCCCGTTCCACACCGGAACGGGAAGCTTCACTCCGACGCCTGGCCCGTACACCGCCAGTGCCAATACAGTATGGCTCTGCAACTGGGACCAGACGAACTTCCCTCTGGACCCGGCGGGGTACAAATACCTTCCCTTCATCGTGGCGCAAGCAGCGGTCCAGGTCCCGGGAGCCAACAACGGTCCGTCCTCCAACCCGACCGACGGGTTGCACCTCGTTCCACATTACATCCGGATGAAGGGCGGCACGGGGCTCAGTTACATGATGCTCCAGGACCTGCACATCCACGCGCAGACTGCCTGCACCAACTTCTCCAGCTGGGCCAACGCACAGAGCCTCATCTCCCGAGTCTCCGCTTCCTTCGGCTGCCGTGCTGGCTTCCAGGGAAGCGATGGAAACGGGTTCTACTCCACCATCCAGGATTGCAACGTCTTCGCTCCCTCGGACATCGGTATTCTCTGGTTCGGAGATTCCTACCGGAACTTTGTCCTCGGTGCTCCCATCGGGATTCAAGTTCCGTTCGGTGGACGCATCCATCAGCTCCACAACCAACCGAACTTCACCAACTTCATCTGCACGCTCCTCGGTCCGGGAACTAGCAAGCAGTCGCTCTACGTCCTGGATGACACAGACAACGATGCTGAGGGCTGGGCGTTCCTCCGCGAACAAGCCATCATCGGCATCCTCTCGGTCAACGGCTCGGTGGTAGGCCGGTCCAACATCATCCAGGCCAACTCCTCCAACGCTCCACCCATCGTGATGTACGGGTTCCAGACCGGGCAGTACGTCTTCGAAGGGGACTCCTGGCAACCAGGCATTCCTGGGAACGGCGGATTCGGTGGTTCGACTTTCGATGGGTCCCCGTGCCAGTTCGTCCACTGGAATCAGCCGACGATTCCGGAGAGTTCATCCGTAATGATTATTAACCCCACCGGAACGTGGGGTCAGTTCTCCGGCATCCCCTACATCGAGAATCTCCCCTACAGCAATCTTGAAGGT